AACGTATAAGCCCTTATATCTTGTCTGAGTTTGCTAATTCTTTCCGCATTGACGAGAAAAAGTGGGACGAGTTTCTAGACCAAGAACTCGATCTGCTGTTTAATAGCTAGGATTAGAATAATTGCAACGAGCAAATGCAGAGCGGAATGGAGAGGTCAGTTGAACCACGGGAATTTGAACTCCCCTTGGAACTCCAATTTGCAATGCGTAAGGCGGAACTGCAATCCCAGGAGATGACGTGGGAAGAACTGCGTTACGCTTTGCTTAGCCTCTATCACCAACGCATGATGGAGTGGCATGCCATCAAAGACATCATGGCGTCTGAGAACATTGAGATCGACTGGGATCATCCCACAGATCTAGAATTAGCCGAACTCGCCGCCGCATGCATGGGTGACGACGACGAGTATGACGAAGACGATGACGAGCTTCAGCCGTTCTGAGCTTCGGTAAACGTCAGTAGGCGGTCTAAATACCACTGAGCCTTTGCTAGGTCAGTCTTGCCGCCCTTGTGTCGCCAACGCCATAAATACTTAACGCAATTTCCGCGCAGATATCCTTGGTACTCCTCTGCAGTTAATTGTGCTTCAATCGCTTCGATACATTCAATTCCACCGCCATCTGTGTAATGGGACGGATGATTAACTTGATCCTCTTGAATTACAGGGGCCTTTTCTATTGTGTTTTCATTAGGAAAGTTTGAGTTTCTATCGTTAGATAAAAACTCCAATTCAGGCATTTTTTCGATAGTCTTTGCCCAGGGAACAGGACACACTCCCCCTGGGCAATCACTGACTTCTTCTTCTACCGGAGCAAACCACGTCGTTTGGCTGATAACATCTGCTCTTCCTCGTCCGGCTCCTCCAGTTCCAATACCAGAGTCTTGGGTTTCGGAGATGCTCCCATCGACAAGCCCTCCTCCATCGACGGAATGTAACCCGTCATTCCAGGACGTGCTCCCTCGAGATTCAACGGATTCCTTTCGAGCCCCTGTTCGCATGCAACCAAACCACGGTTATACATATCGTACAGCGGAACGTCGTTCTCTGCATTGTCTAAAGGAGCGCCAAATGTCCCTTCATCGAGACAGCGGCACTTTAATTCGTCCTGGATGAAGCTATCCAAAAAGCCTGCGGCAGAATGCATCACGGCGGTTACTTGATTTACTGCTTTTACAATAATAAGATGGCAAATATCTTAAGGCCCACATACGATCCCAGCCAGGACTCTGGTACTTCTGGAGCTGAAGTATCAGACTTGCGTCCCGAACAGGCGTATGACACTGATATGCGCCGCGTTGCAGAAGATGGGCGTTTTGCAGCAGAATCAGTGAATCGCAACCAGGATCGCGTTGCTAAATTCATGCGGGCCGCCAAGAGTGCAGGTGCATACCGCCAGCGAGCAAGTATTGACGAACCCACAGTCCGTGGTCGTACACCAAGGACACGTGCTGAAATCGCAGGGGTAGAGCTACCGACAACAGGCGATTCTGGTGGGCGAAGCGGCGGTATAGGCTACGCCCGTAAACCAGTTTCTCAGTTTGGAAAAGGCTTTTAAACCTGGGAGAAGACCACGTTATTCGGCTGGCCTTGATACTTGCCCTTACGATCTTGGTAAGTGGTATGACAAGGGTTACCGCGATAGAACAACAGTTGCGTGATTCCCTCATTCGCATAGATGCGATTGAAGAGTCCAGTGCAGTTACTAATCTCGAGCGTCAGATAACCTTCCCAACCACTTTCGGCAGGCGTGATGTTAACCAAGATACCTGAACGCGCGTAAGTTGATTTACCAACTGCAACGACAGTGACATCCCTTGGAAGTTTTAGCCGTTCTTGAGCGACACCAAGGCAATAACCATATGGGGGCAACAGGAAGTACTGCCCCCGTTCATCCTCCAGGAGATCGGCGGGCTTCAGAATGTCAGGGTCAAAGTCCTTTGGATCGCAATCGCCAGCTTGTACTTTGCCAAAAATCAGGCATTGCCTGGGTGAAAGCCGAATGTCATACCCGTATGAACTGAGACCATAACTTAGAAGTTTGCGTTCACCTTCTTTGTTAATTAAGTGATCTACAAAGGGAGAAATCATCTCCTCTTCTTCGGCAAGTTTTTTGATTTCCCAATCGGCCAGGACGCTCATAGATCCTTGTAATCGTCCTCCAGTATACAGAATTCAAACCAGGATATGTCCACGTTCCTCATAGATATCGATGAACCGTTGCGTAGCATTGGCCGTCATATCTGTTGGAGGTAAGTAGACAACAAACGAAGTGCACGTTTGACGACGCGAAAATTCCTTTCCGTTATATTCCTGCAAAACAGGCCTAGTTCGCAGGATGCACATGGGAAAACTAAAGATCTTAGGTTCGTAACGAATCATGTCAGGGCAGTTGCTGAAATAAAGCCCTTGCTCTATCTCACCAGAGATCCAGGCATGGTACATACGCCGGAACCACACGGCATGGGACGATGTCAATGACACTGCAGAAGCCCTTGTTTTTTTCCAGCGAGAATTTTTCTTATCCCAGAAGTACATACCCGCTGGCGGAAACAAGTAAACCTTCCCGTACCACTGTTGCGCATTCAAGCCATCATCCGATGGTGTGTAGAAGTTTTCAGCGCCAATAAATTCATTAGCGACCTTGGAACTGGCGACATCTAGTGTGATACCGCCCATTAGTTCATTTGCCGCCAAAACCAAGTCAGTGCTGGTGATTAGTTCAATACCTTCCCGTCGATTTGATTGACGCTGAAGACCTTCGTTACTCATTGCTCAGACACTTTGTTGTAATCAATCTCAAGGAATCGAATGCCGTTTTCATCATTAATGATGTAACCAGCTCTTTCCGTGGGATCAATCTTTTGTGCCGCTGAGAGAATTCGCCGAAATGTCTCAGCAAGATCACCGTTGTTGGCGCGCTCTTCTTGTTCTTGAGCAGCGTGCAGCTCTTTAAGTGTCAAAAAGAACATGCTTCGCTCATCACCAGGTTGGAAACACATGACACCCGGGCCTTCTACTTCCCACATCTTGCAGTAATGCTGGCCCATATCCCCAAGAATCAACTTCATCGTGGCATCAAGCATCTTGGCTTTTGTCTCGTCCAGCTCTGGACCAATCACAGAAGCGATTAGTTTTTCTCGTCGATTCATTTTTCCAACAATCCTTGTTTATTCAGTGATTCTAAGAGTTTTGGCGTCGGTTGGTACATCACGACCAACTTGCCAAGAACACCGCGTTTCTTGACAAGCTTACCGTTACTGTCCCTTACCTTATCAAATTCTCCAGAGCGGATCAAATATTCCGCAACACAACGAAGTCTCCGTTTGAGAGGTAGCTCTGCTTGAGGAAATTTACCGCAAATTGTATCAGCTTGTAAATCCTGGAACGCAAGCCGCAGTCGATTCGCAAGTGTCATGCCAGAATTAGCATCCTCTTCTTCATAATTTTTTAAGTTTTCTAAATAACGACGCAAGCAACCGTCATCAAAAGAACCGTTAGGAGGCAAAAACATTTCCACCTGGCGGACCAAGGATTCAGGTAACAGCTCCTCGTGGTTTTTCAGAGTCACTGCATTGATATCAATACATTTAAAACGGTGCGCCATGCTCAGAAGGCTCCCACGTTTTTTGGTACATCGGCTTACGATCTTGACGTTGAGGATTTAGATCAACCGTCAAGACCTCCGGATTCTTGGCGAAGGACTGGATTAACTGATTCCAGGGGATTCGTAAGACCGCTTTCTTTTTTGGATCAGGCGAGACGTTAACGTAATGTATACCTTCTACCCAGCCTTTATCAGGCTGCTTGCGGCCAATAGAAATCCAGTTGCGGATAGTTTGGTCTGAGACGCCAAGCCTTTTGCCACATTCTTCGGTTGAAATATACTCATCCGCAAACGCCTGTGGATTTAGAACGTCCGTCTCGCCGTTTGAATAACGAGAGTGCCACATAGAACCAAGGATGTTTTTGATTCCTTTAAGTTCATGGGCAATGTCTTCCAAGCTTTTACGAAGTCCGTACTGCATACCTTCACACGCTTTGTTTAGATGCTAGTCTTTGAGAAAACAATTTGCGACCATGGAAGAACAAATTCCAGCCAGTCAGCCTCCGATGCAAGCTTTTCCTCAAATGGAGAATCAAATTACGCCTGAGCAACTGGAAGCAATGAAGGCTCGTGCCAGGGAGCTTGCCATCCAACAAACCATTGCTCAACAAGCTGCTGTTCAACAGCAACAACCGCGTGTGATTTATGTACGACGCAACCTAACCGTTGCCGAAATCCTGTTGGTTCTCTTGCTTTCTTGTGGAATTGTAACAGGAATTCAGTGGACTTGGAATACAGTATCCAATGTTTTACCAAAGATTGAGATTAAGGTGCGCTAAATAAGCCGATCTATAATTAGAACAAAGGATTGCGCAGTGAAGTAGGTGTCAAACCGTAGGATTTCGGAATTCCCCGCAATTGACGGGGCCGATATTGACGAACAGGATCTTTTAACCTTGGTCCACGTCTTTGAAGTGGACCCTACTCTGCGCAACAAAAAGATTACTTTTACGCAATTCAGGTCGTATTTAGATCAGTATTACGCAAATATCACAGGTGAAACCATCACAGGCAATGTGACTATTGCCGGAAATCTGACTGTAACTGGCACAAGTAACTTTACGACAATCACTGGCAGCAGCCTTGCCACTTTTAGTGGCGTAATCATTGAAAACAATTTAACAACTTCTGGCACAATCAGTGGACTGACCGTCACAGGAGACACTGGTCAATTTACTAATCTCACTGCAATAAGTGGTACTTTCACAGATCAGATCTCAGGGCAGACAGTTACTGGCGATACGATCCAAGGGGGCAATATCTCTGGTGTATCTGGTGTTTTTACCAGTTACTTAAGTGGTGCAACCATTACTGGAGATACAGTACAAGCAACAAACCTGACTGGAATTTCAGGTGTCTTTACCAGTCAGCTTTCAGGTGCAACCATTACTGGAGCTGTCGGTCGATACACAACGTTGACGGGAGTATCGGGCGTTTTTACCAGTCAAATTTCAGGCACAACAATTACCGGCAATACACTTCAGGCCACAACAGGTACTTTTGGAACACTGGTAACAAGTGGTCATACCGTACAAAGTAACCTAAC